TCAGACGGAAATAAACATAAATGTGACAGGAAGAAAAAAGATACCGCCGGGAATGGTTGCTGTAATCAAAGGTAATAAAGCAAAAGCTTCCATAAATTACTCCTCATTGTTATCGCTAAATATATTTTAATCAGCATCAATAAAATTTCAATGTACCTGTTATTTTTCAGGTATATCTGCAGGTAAACAACATGATAACCAAACCGTGTCGCGCTGCGTACGGTTCTGACGTGGCGTGCATCGCTGTGCTATTTTTATGCCTTGCCCGATATGCGGCAAGGGTGGCGATATCCGCCTGAATGTCCTGGCATGTCCCCGGAAGATGTGATTAAGAAATGTTATTCCGTGTATGGCGGATGTGATAACCTTATAGCTTCATCTTTCAGGAAAGAATTAACGACCACAACCGTTTCCGGATAGTTCGTGAAAGCCGGGGAAGACACCTCAGTTAACCGGGGAGACAACCCGTTGGGTAATGGTTTTAAACTCATTTTGAATGATAGTGACTTATCCATTCTGATTTATTGATAAATAAAGACAAAAAAAGGTAACAACAATGCATTGGTTAGCGGGGTGGCAAATAAGCAGCCCTTTAAAATCAATGCATTACCTATTTGCCTGACTAAAAAACACACTGTATTTTGCAACATTTTACTACTTTCCATTCATTATATTTCAATAAGTTAGCACTTCATTTTGAACGATTAATCGGAGCACTATTTCCTGTTTTTCTTCTCGCCCTAAATTAAGTTTATTTAACATCACTCATATTCCTAAATGACATAACATTAATAACTTTTAGATTACTGGATGTCACAAAATGATACATAACTTTTAGTGTCGTAGGTTGACTTGATTTAAGCGTTTTTAGTTTAATAGCCATGTGCCAAATAGGTGACTATTGGCATCTCGATCTATGTTTCGCATATGTAGTTCTTGTTATTTGGAAATACGTGGCTAATATTGTTTTATTTTATCCATTCGTAGTTTTCGGCCAGATTGCTGACTAACTGGCCGACTTTTTTTATCTCACCAACCGGTTTACTCAGACCATCTGGAACGCTCGGCTAACCCTAAAGTTATTCAATGTTTCCGACACATAATCAGCGTAAACAGTGATATCTCCCATATGGTACCCATACCGATCACCAAACCGATGTTTCAGATAAAAATCTGTATTACCCGCTTTGTACATCAAATGAACCCCGTAGATGCACTCCGAAAATATTATTTTTTATCAATCAGTTACTGAGATACACAGTAGTTCATCGCTTTTAATTAAACCTTAATTATCAATGCTATAGAATCATATTCATTGTGATATTGTGAACTACCTCTCTGTATATTAAAAAAAATTCTTTTGTATTATTTCAATGTTACAGATGAATTGTTTTAGAGATTACCTGATGCACGTTATACCGAAAAAAATTCATTATGTTTGGGTTGGTAATAAACCTAAACCTCAGTTTGTTATGGATTACATTGCAACCTGGAAAAAACACCTTCCTGATTATGAAATAATCGAATGGGATAACAAAAAATTTGAAATCATAAATAATAAATATGCAAAGGAAGCCTTTGATAATGAGCAATGGGCTTTTGTCTCTGACTATATCAGGTTATATGCCTTATATCATGAAGGTGGTATTTATCTTGATACTGATGTTGAGATAACAAACAGCTTTGATAGATTCCTGAACCTTGAGTTTTTTTAGCTGTCATGAATTCTATAACAATAACTGTTGGCCTATCACATCAGCAGTAATGGGAGCAAGAAAAAACAACCAAATTGTTGGAGACCTTATTGAGATTTACGATAATCTCCCTTTCAAAACTAAACAAGGGCTTGATTTGACAGCCAACACTCAGAGAATAACAAAATATCTGGAAACTCGGTTCAATATACGACCTGTATATGATAAAGATTCAACATTAAAGTTAAGTGATAAAGAAATAATTTTTCCTTCACATTACTTTTGTGCCTGTGAAGAAAATAAAATGAATTTTTCAATTCATCATTTTTCAGGCTCATGGCTGCCATCGCATTCAAGAAAGGATAAAATAAATATTTTTGATAAAATTATACTTTCACGATTTATAAAAATACATGACTCAGGTGATATGCCATTACAGAATACTGAGAAAGTGATATTTAAAATAAAATTATCTAAAAACAAACAGTATGTTATCTTATTCAGGCAATAATTTATGGCACGTAGTTAGACTACGTGCCTACTCTTTTAATCAGCTACATAAACCGATGACCACTCCATGTGCTGCCCCCCGACTGACTTCAAAGTTCTTCCTGCGTTTTGTGTGCATACAATGCCATATCCGGTATTGCCCTGGTGAAACTGGGTTCCAATACCGTCAACCGGTGGCATACATACTGTTGTCCAATAAATCCCGCCGGATCCTGTCAATTGGAAATAGATTTGCTTCCCTCTGACATCTTCTGACATAGATATTGAACTGCTGGCATTTCCGTAACCACCAACTTTTCGCCAGCCTTTCGCTGCTCCTTTTTTCTCATAACGCCCATCACTTTCGGCTTTTGAATAACTGTAACCCGACGCCTGATAACTTCCTTTCGGTTGATATTTATTATCAGATTCAGCTTTTGAATAGCTGTAACCCGCCGCCTGATAGCTTCCCTTTGGTTGATACCGCTGATCCCCCTCAGCTTTGGTGTAACTCTCGCCTTTTACCGCGTAGTTTCCCGCCGGGGCGTAGTTGCCTTTCGGCTGAAAATTGGTGTCAGATTCAACTTTCGAATAACTGTAACCCGCCGCCTGATAACTTCCTTTCGGTTGATATTTATTATCAGATTCTGATTTGGTATAACTTTCGCCTTTTACGGCGTAATCCCCGGCAGGCGCATAGTTCCCCTTTGCCTGATAACGTCCATCCCCCTCAGCTTTGGTGTAACTGTCACCTTTCATGGCGTAATTACCCGCCGGAGCATAGTTTCCTTTTGGCTGGAAATTGGTGTCAGATTCAGCTTTTGAGTAGCTGTAACCGGCAGGCAGATAATTACCCAGCGGCTGAAATTTCTGATCAGCCTCACCTTTGGTGTAGGCTCCGACATCCCCGGCGGTCATATCCGCTTTCAGTTCCGTCCATGCAATACCGGCAGCCGGTTCGGTATTGTTATTTTCAATCTTTGACTGCCAGGTTTTTTTATTGTGATACACGATACTGCGGACAGCGTAGGGCTTACCTTCTTCCGCCCATACCGGCATACCGAACGCCTGCATTTCCCCGACCGCACCGGTAATATCATGGAAAATACTGTTCATCTTCTCACGTTCGATATCTTTGGCGGCCGGATCCGTCGCCTGATCACGTTCATAATCGTAACCATAACCCTGAGTATAAGAAACAGAGCCGTCTGCCTGTACCTCATCAGGCACAGCAGTGCGATCCCCCTGTGTTGCAAAGGGGATTTTAAATAGTTTTGTCATGGGAAATTACTCTCCGAAGTTACTTTCCAGGAAGTTTTTACGGTTTTCGCCGTGACCGAAGGCTTTTTTCGTCACAATACGGTATCTGACACCCACCCCGGACGGGCGCGGCATCAGATCAAAGTTTTCCAGCAGAACGCGCAGACGCTCGTCCGGATTAAAATTGAAGACATAGTACATGTACGTCATATCGAGCGGATCCAGCACAAAGACTTTACTGTCAGCATTCCAGAAAAAACGCTTAAGAAATTCATTGATATTGGTGACGGTCGGGCTTTGGGTCAGGTTAAAGTACCGCATCCGGATAATCAGACGTTTTTGTTCCTGTGTCAGCCACAGGGTGTAATCGGCATTGCGCCGGAAATTTGCCCGGAAGTTGGCTTTCTTCCTGCCGAATCCGATACCGATTTTTTCTTTTTCACTCGGCGGGATATCAATCCCCAGCGGAACATCGAGGATACGGGACCATACCGACAACCCGAAATCATTGGCCGTATCGATATTAAACACATCACGGTACCAGTTCTGCCAGAAGCTGACGGTTGCCCGTTCAAACCAGTCCGATTTAAAACGGGCCAGCGCTTTCAGATTATCCGCCCCTTCGTACTGCCACAGGATCGCCCTCAGAAGGTCTGAGTGAAACGCTAACTGCTGAATAGTCTGTGTCATACAAACACCACCTGTACCGCACTGCGTCTGATTCCGGCAACCTCAGTCAGCTTTACCGGATAAGTATCGGATGACCAGTCCGTACCGTTGGTTGACAGTTCCACCCGTGTGACAAACAGACGCGGTTCAGAAGCATTAATACCGGCCGATATTTCAAACGGGGAAACTTCGCGGCCGACAACCAGCCCGCCATCCCCTTCGGTTTCGCCCCGGGCCCATGACTCAACCGCCGCCGGAATAACCGTCTGCGCATCCAGTGATGTTTTTTTCACTGTCACGCGGCAGAACAGGACAATCTCTTTAGCGCGATCAAATTTTACGGTATAGGTCTGTCCGCTGACCGGCTCTGGAACCTCAACCTCCTCACTGCCGTTGAAAGCCGCCCCGATTGTTTTGGTGCGCAGCAGAGCACGGGCAATTTCCCCGCTTTCCCCGCCCTCAACACACACGTATACGCTGTGCGGCACCAGCGTGATCCCGTCCAGGCTCATCGGGGTATCAGTATAATTTTCGCGGTATGCCAGCGAACGGACGCCTTCCAGCTCATATAACGCGGAGGTAATCGCCTCACCGACACTGACGGTATTTTTTGCCAGTGTCAGTTTCCGGCGGCGGCGGGACTGTAAATCAGATTCGGCAACACGCCCCAATACCGCACTGGTCGGGTTGGATACCGTTTCCCAGCCGAGAACCGAACTTGCCACCGTGTTTAATTTACCGGCCGGACACTCAACAGGGCCGGTTTCAACCGCCCGCATATCGCCGGTTATTTTCCCGTCTTTACCGATAATCAACGGCTTTGTTGTGGCAAACTGATCACCGGCCAGCGTTTCAGCCAGTGAACCTTTCGGGATGATGGTTCCGGGGACGCCGCCGAATTCAACCTGCGTCAGTATCGACTGAGTGGCATCCCAGCGCTGACCGCCCATCAGCGACCAGATGGCATCCAGAAAAACACCGCCTGCAATGTCCGGGTTAATCTGGTTTGCCAGTTCCGCATTATTACGGACTACCGCGTCACGGTTTTCCGTTTCCATTGTGATCAGTGCCCCCTGCGGGGTTTCCGGGGAGACATCCAGATCCTGACCAAATACGGCTCTGAATTCATCCTCAACTGCCGCCCGCAGTTCTGCGGTATCCGGAATAATCACACCGGATGAGGTAATGTATTTATAGTCAGCCATTTAACGTAATGCTCCCGTATTCTGTCTGCAGGACAGCCACATAGTTCAGTTCGTTATCATTCAGCGTGGCTCTGAATGACACGACGGCGGTCACCTGCGGAATTTCCCGCATACGCTCGCGGAACGCGGATTCAAACAGCGGCAGATCAGCCTGTCGCCCAAAGGTAGTTTTCCAGTACGGGATCCCCTTATCCTGTTTGTGCAGCATTTCCCCGCGCAGCGCTTTCACATACTGCGCACAAACGTTTTTTACCGCCGGTTCACCACTGACAATGGCAATATTGCCGTCGTTTCCGGTGAACAGATCATTATTCCCGTTCACATCAAAGGTCTTCATACCGGCTCCCCTGAATCCTCATTACCCCGCCGGATACCGCTGTGTTTATGCGTTGAACCGATATCTTTGCCATTATGCGTCATAGTGCCGCCGTTTGAATCACTGTTGCCGTTGACCGCGTGGTTACCATTAATAGTCACATTCCCGGTGTAAATGGTTTCCGGCGCATTAACCTCAAACAACGGTGTGTCCAGCACCGCTTTATCGGCATGCAGGGATAAGCACACCGACCCGTCTGTTGACTGCACCACCAGAGCATCCGCGTTTTTGCCGTCGATCACCCAGCCTTTGAGCGTGTCAGGGAAAAACATGGCATCACTGAATGTATGCAGCCTGGCCGTATTCGGTTCATCCTCCAGGCCGCCGCGCTGAAAAATCAGGCTGATATCCCGGTCGTTCGCTTTCAGCCAGCCGAAATCCCCCGGTTTTACCGGCATCCGGATAAAGAATCCGCCGCCGCCAAACCGGAATACCGGGATATTAGGCAGTGCGCCACGCCCGATCCGCTTCCCTTCCGTGGTGACCATCATCACCAGCGGTTTGATTACCGCCCGGTTTGTCGCATCGTCGTAACTCACGACCACAGCAGGCAGCATGTCATCAATATTCATCAGCAGATTACGGAACGCAGCCATAAACTGCCCGGCGAGACTGCCGTCGTTCGCCTGGTCACTGTTTGGTTTGTTCATTGTTTTGCCCGTGTCAGGCCCGTTTGCAGGTTGCCTGATAAAAGAAAGGATCGTCGTGAGACGCAATATCGAATTTGAGCTGCTCGATAATGTAATCCCCGTTCAGGCCAGGGTTATATTTGCTGTCCAGACGCAGCATGCCGCCGAGGGAGGATTCCCCGTCGATAAGGTAGGTGACATCAACGCCTTTCTCCGTGGCTTTCGGTATACCGACCATGCCGCTTTTCTGACTGAGGATCCGCAGTCTGCCGGAAAGTGCCTTATCACTGTCTTTGACATACAGGACATCATCATCAATGAACGCTTTTACATTTCCGGCTTCCTGCAACCGCTCAACCTGTTTCAGCGCCGGACCGCAGAAATACCAGTTGCCGATATTTTTATCCGTTGCCTGAAAATTCAGTGTCACGTTACAGTCACGGGCAATATCAGCGGCAATCTCACTCATTTTTGCCAGTTGCCTGCCTTCCGGTGACACAATGACCCGGGCGCTAGCGTTGCCGGTCTTCGCCTTCAGTGTCAGCGTCACATCGGGCGGTGATGCGATTTCGGCACTGACAATATCACCGGTGTAGATCCGGAAAACACCGGTACCGGCACGACCGGCCTCAACAACAATCCGGGGTGAGGATTTATTGCCGGCGAACGGACTGGTTTCGGTCAGCAGCATGGTACGGGTTTCCGCATTCAGCCCGTCGATATTCACCGTGCATTCGTTTTGCAGAGGATTGGCATATTTGGTGCCCCCGGCCCGGATGCGCAGTCCCTCATACCATTGCGTACGCCCGTTAAGTTCAATACCGCAGCGGATCCGGCGCAAATCAATCATCGCTCCCCCAATAAATCAGTGTTTGTGTTTTTTCAAACAGTTCCCACCACGGAAGCTCATCCCCCTCTGTCAGCAGGGCAAAATTACCGCCGTGAGTGAGATGGCGGTACGGTATCAGCGGCTGCCCCGGAACAATACGCATTCCCTGAACAATCACCCGGTCATCACACCGGATATCACAGCACATCACACGCCGCGCGGCTTTAATCGTCAGCTCCCATTCCCGTCCGTCCAGGGTAACCCGCAGACGCTGATTGGGAGCCGCATTCAGTGGTATGATTTTCATGAAAGACTCCAGTCACCATCTGCGATACGGGTTGCAACAGACCCTTTTTTCTTCGTGGCAGTGTCCGCCTCTTTTGTCTGGACTTTCCCCCGGTTTACCGTGCTGCTCTGCTCTTTCTTCGCGACTTTACGCGGCGGCAGTTCACCGTATTCCGGCTCAACCGTCCGCCATTCGGTAAAGCGCAGGGAGAGTTTCACCGCGTCCGCCATATCCGGGATTTCATCGTGGTAAAAATTGACTATCAGCATCGGCTGATAGGTTTTTACCCTGGTCTGAATACCGACAAGCTGATGCTGATCGTAAGCCTGCTGCATGGCTTCAAAAGCATCTTTCAGTTCGCCGGTGAGTATCAGATCCATACCGATTTCCACCGGGTTAATCACAACATGGTCACTGCGGGTTTCACCGGATTCCACCTGAAACTGTGTCGCCTTATGCTCATCCCGGACGTTCAGCTGAACGGGATTTACTGACTCAAACAGCGTAGTGAAGGATTCCGTATCAAATATCTTCACTTCCGTAATCATTTCCCCAGCCCCGTATTTGTCTGATGTCCAAAGTCCTGCAACTGAGATCCGAGTGCATCTTTGGCTCCCGCCGCCATACCCTGTGCATCCGTTGCCTGTGTTTCGACCTTAAGTTCACCGATACTGATGTTTGTTTCATTACTGGTCGTCGACTGATTGCTGATCGCCTGACTGGTGACAGGGTTCATCGGGTCATTTGACACACCGTAAAGATGTGCGGTCATGGCCTGCGCCATTTTTGCCGCGTCCTCCTCACTGATCGTTTTTTCAGGTGGCATGTCGTACCCAATCTGCCCCTGTTCATTCACCGTGCGGTTAACGGTCTGGTCAACCTCAATATCATCATCACCGGCACCAAACCAGCTTTTAAAGGCCGCCCAGCCCTCTTTAATCTTATTCAGCCCTTTGTTGATCCAGCCAAGGTAAGCTTCTATCTGTTTCCACAGCCATTTGAAAATACCAACCACAGCATTGGAGACGTTATCGAAAACCCCCTGAAAGCTTTTTCCCCAGTTCCCCAGACTTTTGATAAAACCGAGCAGCCAGTTCCACAACGATTTACCGGCGTCAATAATGAGATTGAAAGCATCAGCTGCCGCTTTGCCGACAATAACGGCAACATCAATAATGAAATTAAACAGTTTTTTGAAAACGTCCCACAGCGCCAGAATGACGGCTTTCAGTCCGGGATATTTATCCAGGATCCGGCCAATCATCGAATCGTTACCGTCGATGAAATTCATGATGTCGTCATACACCAGCGCAAACGCTGCCGCCAGCAGGGCTATGACCGCAATAATGGCAATAATCGGCCATGTTGCCGCCAGTGTGGCCGCCGCAGCCGCGAGCATCGGCGGAACGTAATAGGTTGCCAGTGCGATACCGACTGCAATAAAAAATCCCGTGATCAGGGTTTTGTTTTCTTTGCAGAAGCCGACAAATTTACTGACCCATTCCAGGCAGGTTGCCAGGATCGGGATCACCATCTCCAGAAAGCTGTTTTTCAGCAGACCGGAGGACTGTTTAAAACTCTGCATGGATTTGTTGAATTTGACAGACTGCTCAATGCTCTCTCTGGTGATGCCGGAATATTCCTTTTGCACCCCCATCATCCGTTCGAGTTCTTTGCGGCCTTTCATCATCAGCTCAACGGTTTTATCATCCGACACACCGAGCGCACCGAGTGTGGCTTTGGCCTTATCGAATTTCATCCCCTGCACTTTGTCAGCCGTCCGCAGGATTTTTTCCATGGAGTTACCGGCAAAACCAAACGACTTCGCCATTGCCCCCATATCTGCCTGAGCGGACTCCCGTGTACCGCCGAGTTCAGCCACTGACCCGGCAAAAGCATCCACATCCGCCGCGGCAACATTGATTTTTTTGCCGAATTTATCCAGGGATTCGATTTCAGCGGCACGGGCAACGGATTCACCGACAAGGGCAGAGGCGCTCATAAACAGGCCGGCAGCTGCCAGGGCTTTTTTGGCAAATCCGGCCACAGATTCACCGGCCTTCCGGTACTGTACGTCTGTTTTGCTCAGTGCATCCTGTACTTTTTTCTGTGCCGCGACTTCGCTGCTGCCTGCTGCAACGCTGTTTTTACCGGCTTCCTCCGCAATCCGGCCAAGTTCACGGTAATCCCCCTGCAGTGCTTTAATGATGCCACCGGCCAGCTGCCGGACTGCATTACCGCGACTCTCCTCATCCGTCAGAACGGCGGTGTCACTGCTCAGTGCTGCCACTGCCTGAACCAGCGCCTGATAACCGGCCTCCGTACCCGTCAGTGAGGCCTGAATATCCTGCCATCCGGCATCAGAGCCCGCCTGCTGAGATTCCAGTTCAGACAGGGAATCGGTTACCGCATCCACCTGCGCTTTTACCGCCCCGGTCTGCTCTGCCACATCAGCCGCGTTCGTGGAAAAATCAACAGCGTGCTCACCGGACAGCCCCTGTAATGATTGCCAGAGTTCAGTGAACACGCCGCCGAGAGAATCTGCCCCCTGCTGCGCGGCATTCTGCGC